TTTCCATAAATTATTATTCTTTAGTAAACGCTCCGCCTCCAGCCATAGAACCTCCTATGCTAGCTAAACTACCGAACATACCGGTTATTGCCCCTGTTTGATCTGCTTGAGCTTGTGCTCTAACTTGTTCCGCCATTCCTAATTGACCAGCTACTCTATTTAGTTGAGCAACCTCTCTGTTTTCAGTTTGACCAAACACAAATTGCTTACCAGAAACTTCAGATTGTTGAATTCTACGTTCCTCAGACATTTTTTGCTGTTGAACATTTGCTTCTCCTTGAGCTCTTTTGTCTTCGTTACTTTTTTCTTGCATTTCAATACTAGCTGCAACACCTTTCTTAGACTGTAAAGCAGCTTGAGCTAATGCCGTAGCACCACCAGCACCTCCACCGGTTGCTCTAATTGTATCTAATGTGTTTGCTAATGATATGTCAGCCTCTTCAATCTTCATTTCAGCCGCTCCTGTTGCAACTGACAAGTTAGCAAATGGATTACTTATCATGCTACTAAGACTTGTTACGTCTGCATAAGGGTTTATTATCTCTTGTCTATTAGCCTCTAGTGTTTCTAGCTTTTTAGTCAACCGTCGCTTTTCAGCTTCAGCCCTTCGCTTTTCTTTTTTAGCGGCTGATGATCCAAAAATCCCGCCTGCTATAGAAGCAACTCCTCCTATAACGCCTGCCGTTATTATTCCTGACATACTTTTTCTTTATTTACATACTCTTCTATAGTAAAAGAATATAAGTTTTTTTGTATTTTATCTAAGTTTTGATCGTTAGATGGGTTTTTGTGTACGTTTATAAACACACAGTCTTCTGTACATGTTATAAGTCTTTTAGCGCCTTTTATAGACTTTTCAAAACAAGGTGCTATATGCTCTACTGTTTCACCATCCGTCGTCACTTGTATTCTACCAGTCATTAAAAACCAAAAATGATCTGTATGATGCATAGCGCTTACAACAAATGTTCCAGCTTTCATTTTCATTTCTCTCATATACAGTTGATCTGAAAAGTTATGCTTTATAGGAAAGTCCTCGTTGTCTACAAGAGTTTTTCCATCACCGTGTATAAATTCTTTGTCGTTGTTAGCTATTAAAACTTCTTGCAGTGCTTCTAGGTTTCTAGTAAAGTTACTAAGCTTATTCATTAATAACCATTGTTTTGAGTAAACTCAGAGCTAACTGCAAATAATTGTTTCTCAGCTCCAACGTTTGTAACGGCATCAGTTAAAAAAGTTACTGTTGAATAATAACCTTTAATGCCGGCAATTTGTTCGCCATATACAACCTCACCATCCTCTGGAGTGCTGTAGTTAACTAGGTTAGAAGCGTAGCTATTTTCTTTTCTATTAAAACCAGCGTACTCTTTATTCAAAGCAGGTCTTATAGTTCCAAATGTAGCTAAATAATCTTGTCTAATTACTGGTTGGCCATTAGCTGGGTTAATAACATATTCACCTTCTAGATAACTATGTACCGATGTTGGTGAGTATAGATCTAAATTTCCTGGTATTGTAGTCTCGTCTTGATTAACTACCCAATTATTGTTTGGTAAGTCAAAGTCTTGACCCGTACCATCTGACGCAAATGAAATAACTTTCCAGCCGTTACTACCTTCGTAAGAAACTGTTTTAAAAGTTTTTGAAAGCGTGGGACTTGGATTAAATATAAAAGTTATAAGACTAGGTGTGTCTACTCCATAAAACTGCCCTCTGTTAACGGTGTTATCGTGATGTCTATATAAACTTCCGTCTTGAACTGTATAAAAATTATTTCTTATACTAAACAATTGATCTGGACGATAGCTAAAAAAGCTTGTCCAACCGCCAATAGAATCACTCCAAGACAAGGTGTTATACGTTGGGTTTGCAATATTTTGTTGAGTTGATACTATGTACTTATTATTGTAAATATCATAACCACCTCTGACATAACCTTCTACTCCTCCAGTGCTATCTATAGCGTTTAGTTGATCTCTAAAATAATCTTTCATACCAGAAGCTGATATTTCAGTTATCCCGTTTTGACCTAACCTAAGTATTACATTATTGTTTTTATCTGAAAAGAACTTGTTAAAACCATAAACAGCAAAGCTCTCAGGGTTTCTACTTATTCCAAACCTACCAGCGTAAGGTTGTATAACTCCTACAACTAAATTAGTCGATGTTATACTACTAGTTCCTTCTGCTGAATAAATTGCATCTTTGTCAATTAAAGCTCTACTAACTTTTCTTTCTTGAAATATTACCAAGTTGGTATCTTCTGCGTAAAGCTTTTGAATAGAACCATCTGCTGGATCTGCACTTTTAGTTATGCTAGTTCCTGTTGAAAATACGTTTGTGTTATTTATACCTGTTCTAGAATTAAATATTCCAGACCATATTAGAGAATTAAATCTTATAGACGAATTTGGTTCCTCTTCAACCAGGTACGCTTTAACTCCATAATCAACGTTAGTGTTGTTATATCCGCCTCGTATTCTAGCTTCTTCAATAGCCCAGTTGTTAGCCTCTGATGTATCTGAAACCACTGGGTAACCTCCGTTTTCTTGGGGTATGCCAAATGAACCGTTCCAAATAGGTTGTTTCTCATCTTGGATGGTTTTCTTTAACACAAAGCTGTTAAAATATTTAACTTCTACTACTGCTCCCATAAATTAATTATTACATGTTTTATTCATAAGCTCCTTATCTTATATAAATTCTACTGAATCTGGTGTAAAAGGTGCGTTTTGAGTGGCACCCGCATCAACATCCGCAGGATCATAGTTTGGTTGAGATGGAAAAACTCTATTTTCAACAGCGTCTTTAAAAAACTCTTGAGCAGAACCTGTTCCAAACTCCGCTGTTGCATTGCTAAAAAGCCAATCTCCTGCTCCTAAAGTAGTTCCAGTTAAAGAACTTGATGCGTTTTTGAATATACCTATTGAACCTTGACTTACAGTGCTGGCTAAAGCGTCGGCTTGATATGTGCTTGGAAATGAAATTTGTGTGTCTACGAGTGTGTTGAAAATATAATAATACCACCCGACTCTTGCGCCAAAATTGTTTGCGTCTACTTTAAAGTAAATACCCTCACAATTAAAAACATCCTCACCAAATTGACTCCCAGTCGAGGTTTCACCGTGAACAGTTAACCCTCTCCAAGTAGGAACAGACGAAGTCACTCTTTGTTCAATATTTATAACGCATTCCACTGACGCACCTGGATCTGTAAGTTGTAGTGTTACAGAATATCTTCCAGCTGGTTTACTTTGATTTGCTGGTAAGTTTTGAAGAACTACTTGACTAACAAAATCCGGAGTACCTAAAAGAGTACCAAAACCAAGAGCGTCAGCATCTATAGTAAACGGGTTATTTGGATCTACTGGATTCCCATCCTCATCTGTTTGAGAGGTGATTTCCCAGTTTAAATCTCTATTTCTAAGTTCGTCATTACCTGCTCCATTTATACCCCACTTAGTTGTAATGCTTTCCTGGTTTCTACTAGCGTATATAAGTCCACCACATACTTCCCCGCTACCTGGAAAAGGTAGTATACTTGGAGCTATGTTATTAGGGTTACCAATCTCTAAAAATGGAGTAGACACTGTATCAACTACGCTTACAAAACTAAAAGTAAAGTTTCTTAGAGTAGCTATGCTATTAAAGTATATGTTATCCCAATAATCTTCAGTTACTCTAATGTTGTAGAAGTTTGGGGTTGGTGTTTCAAAGAGCTCAAAATACTGAGAAACATCCACACCGTTTGGTAGTACGCTATTCTTTACGCTAGTCATTGTTAAAGTAAAAACATCAACAGGTTGACCAAAGTTGTCTAATAGAGTAAAATCATTAGTTAATATATTAGCTGTAAGTAGAGGTGTCCAATTAATTGTCTCGTCCCAGTCATTAGTATTGAATGAGCTAAATGTTGCTCCTGCTCCAGTAGTGTTTAGTATTAAGTAGTTTAAGTCATTAACCAATCCAGCTGTAGAACTTTCCCAAAATATATCTAATTCAGACTCTACTGGTTCTGTTTCATATATGGCTAAATGCTGAATACCTGGTTCTATTATAGTCCCTTGGTTTGGGGTTGGAAAACCTTGAGCAAAAGCTAGAACATCATCTGCTTTTAAAGTAACAGCATCGTTTAAAATCAATGTAAAAATTGCAGGATTATAAGAACCCACGGTAGAGTCGGCGGGTAATCCACCTCCAAAAACAACCATATCCGAAGCTGGAATTCCAGTAACGTTTTTCAACACAACGTTAGTACTGTTCGAAACGTCAGCGTCTACTATAGCGCTAGCTATATCAAAATTAGTTGTAGCTATCTGACCTATTTTATCATCAGTACTAATCCTAGCTATTAAAGGATTTGATAGAAACGTATAAAGCTGAGGAAAGTAATCTGGACGTGGTGGATCATTAGGATCATAATTAAACAAGTCGTTTAATGTAGATATTGTTGACACTGTGTCAGACTCTCTTCCTGGAAAGTATTGATCATTTGATAACCCAATATTGGTAGGTCTTGTTCCAGTGTACAAAATCTCTGTAGACGTATTCTCTACTCTACCAAATAACCTCACTGAACTTCTAAACTGCTTTTGATCTGGTCCAACTTCAGTTAAATCTCTAGGTACTTTGTTTATATTGTCATTAATTAAAACTGCATGAGATGTATTACCTATTTCCAATGTAGTACTCTCTGGGTATGCTGCCATAATTCCAGGCAAATAAACGTTGTAATATTCTTGCTCTGTTTGTTTAACTACAATTTTGTAACTATACCATCCCAAAGGATTATAACTAAGACTTGTTATATCTCCATTATATATACCAGGCCAACCAGTTGTGGTGTTTGGATTTGCTGGTCCAATAGGATCGTTAAATAAAAGCTTAAGCGAATCTCCTGGCCATTCATTCTGCTCTACAGCTGTTGTTTGGTATGGAGAATATATAGTTGAGGTTCCAAATTCATCACCCCCTTCTATTGTTAAAGTTGAATCATTAGATATTACAACAGAAGATTGTCTTCCAAATCTGTCAGATAAAACAATACCTACCTGATAGTTTCTATTTTGTTTAACACTATGGTTAGGGCTTTCTATAGTGCTCGTGTACTGTGTGTCGTCTGCAGCGGCTTCAAATATCAATGTTTGGCCTTGAGTAATAGTTACTGGACCACTTACTGTAATTTCACTAAAAAGAGCATCTACAACAGTGACAGCTACAGGGTTTCCGCCTGACAATAAATTAGTAATTATACTACCAACTAAAATAGTTCCAGTTTTACCCGATATCTGTATCGTGGTAGTATCTGACTGAAAGTCTGCAATAGCCGTACCATTTTGTAAATTAAATGGTTTTTTAGCTCCAACGTTTACGCTATAGTTTATTGTGTCTGGTGGAGTGTGTTTATCTTGAAAGTTTGCATAAACAAGTCTATTGCTGATTATCTCTTGAGATAAAGCTTTAACCGGTGTTACATCATAAACTCTTATTAAGTCTTTTGAAGGTAGTGTTTTGAATGGTTTTTTAGACTCATATTGGTAAGAAAAATAATCTTCTACAAATACCATGTCCTCTACGTTAATTGTATCAACTACTTTTACAGCTAAAGCATCAGACTCTTTGTAAAGAATGTCTATCTTAGTTATCTTTAATCCTTCACTTATATCTGCTCCAGTGTAACCAGTGGGTAAAGGAACTCTTAGTTCAATATCATCCACCTTGTTCTCCATAAAAGAAACAATAGTACTTCTATAAGTATTACTTTGATCGTCTTTTTCAGGTATACCTTCTTTGTTTGTAAATAAAAAATAACCATCTTGCTTTGGTATAAAAGCAATCTGCGTAAATGGGGCAAATATAGAATATTCTCCATCTTCAAACTTATATCTATAACTAAAACGCACAAATCTATCTTCTAAGTAATCAGGATCTCCTGCAAATAAGTACTCGTAATAAGGGTTTGCATTAAATATTAACTCTGTACCACTAGATAAAGCAGGCATAGGGTCAAGTATAGTTGCTGTTGTAATTATCTCAGGTGGATCTACACTAGTGTTGTAGTTACTTACTAAAAGCCCTGTTGAAACTAATTCTCCTGTGCTAGGGTTTATATAGGAAATGGTTGAATTTGTATCATAAGCATTTGAACCCGTAAACTGAATATCTCCTTTTACTGTTGAAATTGGAATATTATTATTTCCGCCTAAGTAAGCTCCTACTACATCAGCAGATCCACCGTTTGGCATAAACTTACTGCTAACATCTTTCATAGTTGATTCATAAGGAACCGCCCAAGTTCCAGAATCTGGATCCGTAGATTTTTTCCATGTTTGGATTGGATCGTATGGGTTGTACTTCGCAACTGACACTTGATCTTCAGATATATAGTGTGTTGGATTTGCTAATCGACTAGGGTTTGCTTTAGTAGTATCTATTTTTCTTGGTTGATTTCTGTTATCAGTCCAAAATAATAAACCTTCTAAAATATTAACACCTGTAATTGGAAAGTTTTTTGAAAAGTTTAGCCAAGCGCCTTCAACTAATAAAGTTGTATTGTCAGCGTCGTCAAGCAATGTGTCATAAGAGAATATAAAGTTGTTTGCTGTTGGCTTGTAAGCCTCTGGGTTTAAATCAGTTGACTTAGGGTTGTCTGTTAAGAATAAATATATAGTGTTGTTAAATTCGTCGGTTAAAAAACCAATACAAATTAAATCATCAACACCCGTTAAAACTTCAAAATCTTTTACTTTGATATTACCTAACACGTTCTCTAAAGAACCTACGTTCGCACCTTCAGATTTACTAACCTGAATATTTAAAGCGTTTCTGTATTCTCCGTTTGGAAGTAACCTAGCGTCTAAGTCTTGGTTTAATTTATTCTTTATAAAAGTATTAGTAACTTTAGCCATTTAATTCTAGTGTTTAATCCACTTAGATTTACCTCTCATTACTTGAGAAATTTCCTCTAACTTGATGTTTGATAATCTTATTTTAGCATTTCTTAGCTTAGCTCTTTTATCTTTTTGAAGTCTTTGAACAACGTATTCTTGTTGTCCAGCTCTTGTAGACGTTATAGAATGCAGTATAGACGCGTATAGAGCATCTTCAGCTAGCTTAGGTATCTTTGTATCTGCGTCAAATGCTAAACCATCAGAGATGTACTCTAAAATGATTAGCTTGCCAACTAAGTTGCTTGAGAAAGAAAGCTTACCTTCTCTTTCATTTATATTAAACCAACCGTTTCTTTGAGCCAGTTGAGGTTCTAAGCCGTAAAGTTGTCCCCAGTTCTGGTATGACCAAACACCATACTCATCCCAATCATAGTACCAACCTTCTCTGTTGTTTGTTAACACGGCATTTAAAAGTTGACCTCCAGCTGCATGCCATCTTTCTTGAGTAAGTGAAGTACCCTCTACATTTTCACCAAAATTATCTTGAGTAGGTATTCCAGCGTTATCTTGTATTTGCGTATAATATGGACTAGTGGTTAAATTATTTGTAGGATAAATAGGATGTAAAATACCTAAGTGATCTACAAAAGAACACTTAACATAGTTGACATAGTCTTGAGGTATCACAAGAGTCAAACTTGGAGGTATAGTTAGCTCCGCTGACTTAATGCTTTTTAAAGTATCATAGCTAAATTCTTGAACTGCTCGTTTTGCAAAAAACAGTACATCAGATTTTTTAGCTCTCTGTAGTATCTTACCTTCACCGACATAACCAACCATAAAGTTGTCTATTGCATCGTTAAGTTTTATGTATTGATAACTTCCATAGTTGTCTTCTACTGCTTGACCAAAAGCTTGCTCGGCTAATGTTTGACCGTATTTGCCGCCAGTCAGTATTTTTAACTGAACAACAATGTATAAGCCATCAACTGGTGCAACTGGAAACGTTACAACATCACTAACAACTGTAAAAGATGTCGTAAATTCCGTGTATGATTCTGGAAGTCCAGTGGTGCTTGTATATAACTTAAAGTTATTTAAAGAGTAATTAACATCTAAAGGATTAAAACTACCTAAAACTAGATTAGTATTAAACGATGTTGTAAAACTAACTGAAGTACCGTCAGCTATAAAGCCTTGTGATCCCGCGTAGTATTGTTGATTTGTTTCTGTTATTAGACCCATTTTTTATTAAGATTTTTCGTTAATTTCCATCGACTGAGCTTCTTGCTCAGCTACTTGAATTATTGTTGGATCGTTTATAACTATACCAAAATACTTTAAGATGTTAATTGTCAAATTTGTTTGCTCTGATATATCTAAAGTAAATTGAGTTGAACCATTTGAGTTGTAAATATATTGTCCTAAAGTACCAATTGTAAAAGCCCAAACAGGTGAAGCTGGTAACGTTAGAATATTTACAGTTAAAGTGTCAGGCTTTGGAGATACCTTTAACACTAAACCATTGTTTAAATTAGTTGTATAAAACAAAGGGTTTTTTTGATCTGGTGCTGTAAGTTGAGATCTTACTATTTTATTAAAATCGCTTTTACTTGTTAGTTGAGTTATAGATCCAATGTTAGGGTTAATACCTACATAGTTTGATAAAACTTCTCCTATTTTATATATAGAATCACCACCAACTTGAACAAAGCCATTTGCTGGAGCACTAAAAGCAAATTCTATTTCTTGTTCAAACGGATATAACTTATATGAAATGTCTTTAAACATATCAAAAAACTCAGTATTATTCTGAGCATTTTGTTGATTTTTACGGTATTGTTGATTACCATCCGGAAAGTAAGATTCAAATATTTGAAATTGAACTTGCTCTGCAATACTGTTAAACTCAGCAGGAGTTACATATCCTCTTTGTTCTTTGTTTAGTATGAACAAGACCGTCTTATATACTTTGTCTACGCTTACCGCCATTTTATGTTTTTATTAATTATAGTAGTTAGGCCACGCTTAAAGTGACCTAGCTACTATAGTATTACTTGTTTTTATAGTTTTTTATCTATAGACTTATAGATTTCAACACCTTCGTCTGTCTTTAAGAAAGCCGCAAATGCTGAGTAAGGATTTTCATCAAATGGTACATTCATTAATTTTCTACCGTTTGATCCCCATGTAAATGTTCTTTGATCTTGTGATAGTTTAATAATACCAATTTCCTGTGCTCTAATAGCAAAGTTTCTTAGCATAACATTTTCATCGTTAGCTAAGTTTATAAATAATGCAGGGTTTTTTCTAGCAAATAATAAAAGATCTCTTCTAAGCTCTTTAGAACTCATTGAGTTAACTTTAGATCCTATTTCAACTCTTAATATTGCCTCTGATTGATCTACATCCATTGATCTAGCTGCGTTTAAAGCATCGATTTGAAGATCTAAAACGTCTAGTTCATCTTCAGCAACTGCAACTGCACTGAACTCTTCATATATCCTACCTTTTAAAGGGTGATATAATGATAATAATTTTTGTAAGTTCTGTTTTTCAACAGGAACTATTAATGTACCGTCATGAAATCTAACATGCCCTAGTGTAGCTTCCCCTTTTTGTTCATCGACTAAAGGACTATCTTGATTTGTAGCATACCTAATTTCACGTTGCTTACCATTTTGCTTGTCAAAATATAGTAATGAGTGTTTTCTAGTATGTCTAGCTGGAATAGTTAGAGTTAAGGGATTGTTATTACCTTTAAGATAATAAGTACGTGCCTTTATTTCCCATTCAGGTTTTGTTTGTTGTTGAACTGTTGTTTTTTTCGCAACAGTTGATTCAGGATAATTAATTTTATTGATTATTGTTTCCTTTACTTCCTGAGGTGCAACCTCGATTGTTTCTGCGTTTGTAGCTTTTTTAGCCATGATATAATATAATTAAATAATTTAAAACTGTGACAATAGCCTTAGTATATAGATAGTAAGGGGCTAATGTCATATAAAAAATCCCCACCCGAAGGCAGGGATTGTTATTGATATGTTACTAGATTCCTTTGAAAAGTACAAAGTTGTTAGCAGCTTGAGTTACTAAACATCTTTCAGATAGGAAGTTTACTTCCATAGCATCTAAAGTTGATGTGTAAGCTCCTCCAGCAGAACCAGTTAACCAAGACTTCATACGACGATCATCAGATTGTGAAGCTCTATAACGTACGTGTAAGAATGGTCGTCTGATGTTAGTTCCTAAGATTTGATCGTAAACTGTAGAAGTTCCAGCTGGTACTAATACACCTTCAACAGAACTGATACCTGTAAGACCTCCACGAGTAGATGCGTCATTTAAGTATTTCCAGTCAGTCTTATAGAAATCGTAAGATCCTCTACGGAATCCGCTAAATCCTAAGTTCAAAGCCATTTCTTCAGAGTTCTCGAATAAACCAAAAGCAGTACCACCGGCGAAACCACCAGAGATGCCAGCTAGCATATCGTCAAAATCAAGAGATGTTTGTCTTTGTAAGAACAACATGTTCTCTTCAATAGCACCTTGAGTATCTAAATTCTTAAGGATGTTATCAAATTCGTCAAGTCCAGCTGCAGCAGTAAATCCTACTTCAACATTTCCACGAGTTTCAATAGCAGAGAATAAACCTTGAGTTCCTGGGCGAGCAACTTCTCCAGCACCTTGTGACTGGTCGTACTCACTTTCAATCATAGACATTTCTAAGTAATCTTCAAAACGTAAACGAGTTTCAGATTCAGCTTTTAAATACCATAAGTAACCAGAAGTACCGTCTTCAGTAGCAACTTCAACCCATCCGATTTGTGCCATATCAGAACCAGATACTACGTATTGGTTACGGATAATGATTGGAGAGTTAGAGTACTGAGTAAGTACAGGTTCAATACTAATACGAGCCTGAGCTGCAAGTGCAGTGTCAGATCCTTTAGCATAAGTAGATCCGTAAACGAACACTTTTAAACCAGTAAGGCTAAATCCTTGATCTTCTAAATTTCTGTCTGAAAAAGGCTGAATGGTAATAGTTCCAGCAGCTCCAACAACAGTTTCAGTTACAACACCTTTAGCTTCTAATCCAGTTGCAGGATCTAAAACAACAACAGTGTCATTAAGAGAAATAACGTTTGAAACTCCAGCAGCAGCTCCAGGATTGATTGTAATCCGAGACGTAGTTCCTGGGAAAATACTAATTTGACTAACTCCATCGTAAGATACGTGTAGTCTATTTTGTTCTGACCAAATTACTTGATCCGAAGTCATAGGCATTTCAGCTCCTACCATACGTAAGAATCCAGATAAAGTTCTGTTTCCGTAACGCTCTACTTCTGCTTCATAGATTTCTGGTAAATACTGTTGTGCAAAAGTTCCACCGCCAGCGGCGCTGTTAAATTGCAAATAATTCGTAGACAATAATGCCTGCGTTTGAGATGGGATTAAACTCCCAAATTGTGGTGATACACTCATAATGTGTTTTTTTTAGTTAAATTTTCTTGTTTTAATTTTCAATTTTGCAGAGTCTGTTCCCGTGATAGCTTTTACTTTAAATCCACCGACAAACACTTCTCCTTGAGTAGACCTAGCTTTGGAGCCACTCATGTTTTTAGAATTGTTTACGACTTCTTTAACTGCATCGGCTTTTCCTTGCTCATAAAAATGAGACGCGATCTTGTCTACGTTGTCAGCTGCGTACATAGCTTTGTGATAACCCTTCGTGTCACTAACATTACCTTCTGTATCTAGGAACTTCCCGATTAGGTTGTTAATATTTGATTGGCTTTCTGCAACTTTATCACTATTTTGAATATTGTACTTGTAGTTCTTATCACCGACTTTGATATCGAAACCTTCGAAACCATCGTTGAAAAGCTCTTTAGTATTTTCTTGAAATTGTGAATGTTGTTGCTCAGCTGCTTTCTGCTGCTCATTGTATCGGTTGAAAAAATCTGTAGCTTTTTGTTGGTCTTGAGTAACGCCCGGTCTCAACTTGATCTCGTCGTAATATTTACTCTTTGTTTCCTCCAAATAACCTTTAGCTTTTGCAACTTCTTCTTTGAACGCAAGTTTCTTTTTGCGTATATCTCTATCCTCCTCTAAATCTTCGTCATAGTCAAAATCTTCTAATAGAAGCTCTACGTCTGAATCATCTAAATAAGGTTTATTTTTTTTGTAATACTCTTTTAATAATGTTGTTTCATCAATGTTAGAGTAGTTGGCGTTAAGCCTTGTATAATCTTCAATTGTCCCACCAGTTTCTTCCATGAAGCTAACTAGTTTTTCAATGTTTTCAGGTAATTGCTTACCTAGTACTTTTTCATCTCTTAAAGCTTGTTTAACTTCTGCCTCAACTTTAGCTACTTCAACCTCTTTGATTGGTGTAAACTCTTTAACATCTTCGACGGGCTTTTGTATTTGTTCTCCCACCGCAGCGCTATCTCCGGATGGTTCTTCCACAGGAACTTTCTTTGTTTCTCCGATTTGAATGGCATCTTCTTCTTGTTTAGGTTCTTCAGCAGGTACCACAACTTTTGTTATAGATGACGGTATTTCTACTAAAGGTTCTTTAATATTAACAACTACAGGATCACTGCTTTGTGTTGTTAACTTCTTTGGAGTTTTCTTTTTAACTTTAAACTCACCCTCCTGCTTAACAGGTTCATTTGTTTTTACTTCTGACATAATATAATATAATTAAATAATTGTTTACTTCCTACATGAAAGCTTCCATACCTTGATCAGGTTCGGTTTCAAAGTCTATAGGTAAAGAGTCGTTTTGTCTTTGACTAATTAACTGACTTTGTTGTGTAGCTTCTATTTTACTACGTTGGTCTTTTCTATCTTCTATTCTAGTTTCTTTTTCTTGTATGTTCTGAACATCTAACTGCTTTAACTGCATATCAAACTGAAACTTAGTTTGCATTTCTTGAGCTTTTAATTGAGCTGCAATTTCCATTCTTTGAATCTCCATTTGATTCTTGGATTGTTCAAATTGAACGTTTGCACCCATAATAGCTTCTTGCTTCTGCACTTCAGCCATTGCTGTTTTCTCTGCTGTTTCAGCTTGAGAATCACCTTGAGCTTTAATATTAGCTTGCTGGTTAGCTTGATCTTGTTTAGCTTTTGCTTTACGTTTTACCTTAAGCATTTGGTTAGCTAATTTAAGATTTTTAATATTTCTTAAATCAATAGCATCTTCTAAGTCAATACCACCTTGTTGTAAAGCAACTTGTATATTAGCTTCTAACTGAGCAACCTCTTCGTCATCTGGTTCTAATTCTAAGAATATACCAAAATCATGTAGGTTCAATGTAACTACTTCGTCTAACGTTTTAATATTGTAAGTAGATATAGAGTTTTGCAGAGAAGACCTTGTTAAAGGATATTCTAAAGCATCTGCTATTTTAAGAGCAATGTTCTCTGCTATTTTAAGGGTCAAATATAAACTAGATTGCTTGATATGTCTAGTTGCAACGTTAGATGCATTAGCAGCCATCTTTTGCAGTCCTACTAATGAATTTTTATCCATAGCAGAACCATCTCTAGCTTCGTTTAACCCCGTGACATCACGTATCATTTGTAAATAATATTGGTACGTTTGAATAAGAGCACCGATTTTAGCTTGACCACTTGAGCTGTTAAGTTCTTGAATTGGAACTTTACCAGCATTCATATCTCCATCTTGAGTAAGTGATCTACCTACGATAGAACCAGTTTGGAAATACATGTTTAATGCTTCCGCTGGATTGTAATTAGTTCCATTACCAAGATCAACCTCAGCTAATCCGTCCATATCTAAATAGACGCCATCTGGAACCATTCTAGATAATACCTGTTGCAGTTTTAAATGCGTTAGTTGTATCATGTCAGCAAATCCAATACATTTGCTTACAATTGATTCTATACGTCCTTTATACATTCTAGGTGCAACAATACCGTAATTCATCTCAACCTTAGTTGTGTCAGCTGTTGGTCTAGACATATTCTCAGCTAGCTCCCATTTAAGCATTGTATCAGTTCCTAAAACTTTAGCCCCGTCATAAAGTACTTCAATAGATCTTGAAACTCTTTCAAAGTTGTCGTTCTCAGGTGGATTAAAAGTGTCAGGCTTCTCTAAAGCCTTCATCAATCCTTGCTCTGTTTGCTTTATTTTAAATACCTGATTAGAATAAGTCTTGTATTCAAAGTATAATACTTGAACAGTATTTTCGTCATAATCTCCCCAACCAGTCGTGTAAGACTTGTTACCAGGCATCTGTTGTATTCTTTGCAACTCTTGATCTGTAATTCCTGGAAACTCTTTTTTAAGCTCTGGAATTGTAATAGCTTTAACTTCACCAACATAATATATGTCATCAAAATTAGGATCTTCTGTGTAAGAATAAACCAAATAAGCTGGATCTACATAATCAACCGTAATACCTTCAGCCTCATTAAAACCTGTTTTAGTAGCTGCAATACCTAAGACTGTTAAATCCATGTTTAATCTTCGTCTGGTAAGATTAAATTTGTTCTGAGCCATTACAGTACTAATAGCTTCTTCTTCAGCAATCTCAACAGATTGCTTATAAGTTAGCTGCATATGTAATTCTAACTCGTCTTTTGATTCAGGTACCACATCAAGGTTTGAGGTTTGGTACAGATTAATACCTAAAGTTTGTTGAAGACCATCTAAATACTCTTTAGCTATCATGTCTTCATAAAGCATAGAAGCGTAATCGGTTCTTTTCTTTATAGACGATGGGTCTTGAGCATAAGCTTTTATGTCGTAAGCCTTAGCCGATATACCGTTAACAACAATATCTACAAACTTAGATAAAATTGGTACAGGCTTCCAGTCAAGGTTTAAATAAGACAAATCACCATTAATAGATAATTCATCTTTATATTTTTGTATCGATTGTTCACCTCTTGCGTATAGTCTTAATTGGTGAAATTGATTCCAATTAGTTAAATATCTATTACCGTTAGTACGACCTTGACCAAACCATTCGTATTCAATCGCTTGACCAACCTGTGTTCCGTAATCCAAACTTTGCTTTTCAGCATCGCTAACTACTTGACTAGGGAATGAACTATTGGAGTTAGTATATATATTCATTTAACTTATTATTTTTGAAGTATTACCTTTATTATCGTATTTTTTTATGCCTAAATCTAAAGCTACAGGTTTTTGCCTAGGAGCTCCAGGAGCGTATCTATGTTTATTACATGCCATTAAAGCTAATCCAGAACTAATAGAAGCATCATGCTTTGTTCTGTTGTTTATATTAAATTTAGCCCAATCCTCTAAAGTTCTTTGAAAGAACATATCACCATAACCTGATTCTTTTAAACCAACAAAGCTTTCTACATAAGTTTCAATAGCAGCAGCATGAGCTTGTTTAATATCTTCACTTGAGTTTGGTATTCCACCAAGTTCTCTTTCTGTTATCGATAATTTATTATATTTTTTATCAGGCCTATTCATTGAATACCCTCTATAACCTCTTCTCTTGAAGTGGTATAAAAGTCTGGGCTTGTTATTCTCAACTAATATAGGCATTCCATAAAACACACAAGCCATCAAAACATCTTCAAAAAATATCTCAGCAGTTTGAGGTCTTGCAATATATTCTAAAAAGAACATATTAGGTGGAACGTCTTCCATTGAAAATTTCGTTAAACCATGAAGAGATCCGTTGGATCCTCTACTATCCACAGTTCCCGATATATCGTAGCTATCGCAGCCGAATGCTCCGCAATGCTCATTGCCAGGATGATTAGTACCATTTTTTAAATACCTTTTATTTTGAAGATGTACAGGTGGAACCCAGGAAACTCTAAATCTACCACTTTTGTTTGGTACAAATACAACCTTAGTATCTTTAACACCGTTCTCCCACTGAAAACTTCCTTGAGTAACTTGTATTGAATTTTTTAAATCTTCATTAAAATCAATTTGCTCATAAATCTTTGTAAGATTAAATAGAGATTGTTTTGATTCATCTCTAAAAGCGTGCTTTGTTGTTCGTGGAAACTGTCTGTAAAATTCATTTAAACCGTCTTGATCTGACTTTAAACCATCTACTTCATTATTCCAATACTCTATTACTCCTTGCGTTATTAGTTCTCCATCTGGACCTTCTACGGGTTTTTCTGGAGTGTCGAATACAGGAAAGCCATAAGTGTCAATGTAACCCTCGTAGTTCCATTCCATAGGTATGAACAAACTATAGAGTCCTGAGCGAGTCTGTCCATTGGCGTTTCTTTGCGTGGCATCTGAATCATTGTATAATCTTTTAAAGTTCTCTCCACCTTTATCTAAAGCGTTTGAGGTTGAACCCATCATACACTTTCCTATAATTCTTGAACCTAACCTTAAACAAGTTCGAGTTACCCTCCAGTTGTTTAATATAT